TATTGATTTCGATCGCGGACTTACAGACCGCGCCCGACAGATTGTATTGCTTGCCGTTGGCGAGCAGAGCCGAGACAGTGACGTCCTTGTGACCTTCAAAGACCCGAATGCTCAGGCCCGGAATGGTCGAGATGTCACCCTCGATCCAGGGAACGCGCGGAAGCTCCTGATAGCCGTGGACCCGATCCTGGCCCGCGAGCATCGTGCGCTCGAACATGCTCGGTGAGACGGTGAAGTTGCCGCGCAACGGGAACTGTTGCCCGCCAACGTAGAGGTATGCGACGCCAGCGATACGCTGTGCCATTGCAGATACTCCAATTTGTGATCAGGGAAGAAAGGAGACGGCGCGCGAGGCGCGCCGTTACGCGGTCTGCGGCAGCGTGCCGGTCACACCGAGGTTGCCCAGCTGGCCGACGATCTCGACGTCGATGCCGCGATCGTACTGCAGCCGGAACTGCGCCAGCACCGCGAAGATACGGAGCTGGTTGATCAAATCGGGCGGGTATAGGACGTTGACCCGATTGGGGTCGTTCGGATCGCGTTCGACCAGGAGGTTCTCCCGGAAACTGTCGACGTCCTCGACCAGACCGTTGTATTCGTCGATCCGGTACTGCGAGAGCAGCTCGCCCTTGATAATTCCCGGCGTCACAATCGCCTGACCGGGCCCGAAGCGCGTGCCGTCGTTGGCCAGCTTGTGGCGCGGGAATTTGCTGGTGATCGCGTGCCGCTGATTGCGCAGCAGCCGCGCCAGCGTCGCCAGCGTAGTCACCAACTCGTAGGCATCATCCGGCATGCCATAGAGGTTCAGCTGGTAGGTCGTTTGCTCGCGAGCGAGCATCGGCTGCCGATCGGCGCCGGCCTTCTGGATGGCGATGCCGTTCAGAGCCAGCGAGTTCAGCTCGATGAAGTTGAACCGCGAGTTCAACGGTGCCAGCTTGATGTGATTCAGCGACAGCGTCTGCAACGGCCGCGCCGGATCGTTGGTGAGCGCACGCTGCGCCTTTGCTGTATAGGCCGCGCACCACTCGTAGGATGGGCTCGGACTGTCGACCTCGATGCCGAGGATCGAGGTCACGCCGCTGTTCTGCGTGTTGCCAAACAGCACCAGATCCGAGTAGGTCCCGCGCTTGGCCGAGAACACATGGCCGAACAGTTCTCTCCGCCATCCCCATCGGCCGGTGTCACTGAAGCCATATTCGTCGTTCCAGGCGAACAGCGAGTTGCTGTCCGTGTACGGCATAGCGACGTACTCGAACTCCTTCTCGCCGAGATTGATGATCGCCTGATCGAAGTCAGGCGTGCCGGTGGCGCCGGTCAGGAACGCTGTCCCCGGCGTTGCCAAGCTCGTGCTCACCAGCCCGCTCAGCGTCAGACCGGGCGGCGTCCGCTCGCCACCGATCGTGCCGTAGTAATTGAGATCGATCCGGATCTCGTTGGCGGTCACGCTCTTCCACACCGACGTAAAGGTCACCGTCGCGGTGGCAGCTACGGCCGTAACCGGCAACGTCAGGTCGTCGTTGATCGCATCGGCAATCTTGGTCGCAATCTGATCGACCGAGTCGGTGGTGCCGATGTTGATTCCGATGTGCTCACCGCTGACATAGAGGTGAATGGTTCCAGCTTCGGTCGCCGGGGACCCAACAGTAATGGTGCCGGTTGAAGCTGCAGCACCAACTGTTTCCTTCAAAGGTAAGCCCCAGGTTTCGTTCGCGAAATTGTTCGCGAAGAACGCTTTATACATCCGAGAAAGCTCGGACCCGATACCAAAGTGAGCATCGGCCTGGGCCTGACTACCGATCGCGATGGCGACTTCCGGCACTGCGTCGCCGGCATCAATCATGGTGCCGACAATCAGTGACGGTTGATGCAAAACAGGAAGGCCCGCTTTGCTGGGATCGACTTCGACCCAGTATAGCGGAACCTTAATGTTTGCGGGGATTTGTGAGAAACTGATAGGCATGGGTTTCTACCTCCAGTGAAGCTTTGGTTTGGGGAGTTAGGCCGCAGGTTCAGGACGCGGCTTGCGGGCTTGTGCAGACTGCTGCTGGTCAGCCTGCTGCTCACGCTTCACGGTGCCATCGGCAAGCCGTCGCCGCGTGAAACTGTCGAGCGGCCATTCCACCGACCCAGAGGCCGGAAACTTGGCGCCACTCGGATGCTTGATGCCCTTGCGAATGGTGTCGTCGCGGGGAAGCACCCGCACTCCACTCGGCCGTTGTGGCATCGTCTGTTTGAGACGCTCGCGCCGCGCCTCGATCTGCTTCAGTCGCGCTGACTTCTCTGGCTCACTCATGACGCTCGTCTCCTATGTTTGAGTGAAGTCCTTCGCGGCCCACGGCGGTGGAGATGGCGCATAGGATGGTCCCGTGTCCTCTTTTGCCATGGGCGTGAACTCGTACTCGCGGATGATCCGGATCACCTCGTTCGCATCCGGCACGTGGCCGTCGCGCGCGAGTGGCACCGTCTCGACGTGGATGCGCAGCAGGTCATCGACGATCACGGGCGAATAGTCGGCGCGATACAAGATCGAGGGTTCGTACTGCATCTCTGCGATTGCGGTCTCGTTGTTGAGCCCGGTCGCGCCCCACATGTGCCTGCGGGTGCCGCGCACGATGCCTTCAAAACGCACGTTGTCCGGATTGCCGGCGCCGATGTGCGGGTTCCAGGTGTTGACCATGTTCGTGATGTACTCGTCACGCCACAGCCCGTTCATCAGCGCCCAGAACGACTCGTCGAGCTTCAGCTCCGCCGCCAACGGATCGTTGTTGCGGATGATCACCGAGAAGCCCAACCGCAGAGTATGAGTAAAGCGGATGCAGCCCGCGTTGGCGTCGCCGTCCGGCTGCATCTGCTCATCGACGATATACACGCCGAGATACGGCAGGTGCTCCGGATCGACATTCAGCATCTTGCAGCGCCGGGCCTTGAAGCCGGAGAAGAACGGCAGCGTCACGGCCTTGGCAAACAGCACATCGCGGATCACCGCCGAAAAGCTCTGGATGTCCGTGATGCTCACGGCGTTGCGAGGCCCCACTTACGCAGCGTCAGCTTGGTCTCGCCGCCGCCGTTGGTGCAGTCATCGATCACCTCGTACTCGCCCAGCGGCGCACCGTTGCAGTCGAACGGGATGGTGATCAGGTCGTTCTGCTTCGGCACCACCTGAAACTCGGCCTCGCGCAGATACAGCTCGGTCTTGTGATCCGAGAAGATCGAGCCGTCTTCAGCGACCACATCGATATCGTTGGTATCGAAGATGCCGCGCGCGGTGTACGGCGCATGCCCTGGCCGGCTGGCCAACGGCGCCACCGTGATCGGCACGGCGAACATGTCGAACACCGGCAAGTACAGCAGCGTGCTGAAGTTCACCGCCACGGCGGCACCTTCTGCAGCATCGTGCGCATGCGTTCGCGCAGCAGCCTAAACAACTCAGGCCGCAGGATCGGATGCCTGCGCCCGGCCACCACCTCACCTTTCCTCACCACCATCGGTGCTGCCAACTTGCTCTTCGTCTTGCTGCCTTTGGGACGGCCGACCGGGCGGCCGGTCTTGCGTCGAAACCGCGACGGCTTCGACAATCGCGAGCGCGGCCAGATCCGCGTCATCGCCATCTGGTCGCTGGGAAACTCCAGGCTCGGATATTTCCGATTCATGTCGTCCTCCTGCCACTGCACGAACTCGACGTTGAGTGTCGAGTTGGTGCCATGCATCGGCGCGATCATGCTCGTGCGCTCGTACAAATCGGAAACTGTGCCCAGGAGCTGGATGCAGTCGACTGAAAGCTTGAGTTCCAAATCAGACCTGCAGCCGCACGTAATGCATCAGCAGCGAATTGATCGCTGGGTCGATGCCGCTGGTCGGCGCCCGCTGCTGCGCACGCAAAGCCGCGTTCGGGTCGTAAAACTGAACGCGCGCGTCTTTATGCGACAAGCTGCGGATACCGCTGGTCGCCGCCATCTGCGCAACCTGCTTGGCGTGCTGGATCATGAGCACACACGCTTGCTTCAAAGCTTCCGGCGCTTCCTCCGGAAGATTGAAGCCGCCGATGTAAGTGACGCGCATCTCGGTCACCGCGCTTCCGACCAGTTCGACCTTTCCGGACCGCTCCTCGACCTCGAACGCCAGCGGATCGAGGAAATTGCCGATCGGCGTTTCGACCGCGACGACATCCTCCTCCTTGATCGGCCAGTGCGACAGGAAGATGCGGGTGCCGGGACACTCGCTGCCGACGCAACGCCACGTCTCGCGCACGGTCTCTCGCGCGAACACGCGATTGCACATCACCGAGATCACGTCGCTGTAACGGTCGATGTAATCTTCGAGCTGCGCATCCTGCGAGGCATCGCTGACGCCAAGCGATATCTTAAGCTCCTCGACCGTCATCAGGTCGAAGTTGGTCGCAGGCTCGATGATCTTGATCGTTACGTCGGCCATGTTGCTACCGCGTCTCGTATTGGAATTGCTCGAAGAGCGACCGCAGCTCCAAGGCCGGGCCCTTCTCGCCATCACTCATCACTGGGATGGCGAGATACTTTTCACGGTCGATCTCCCAGCGGAGTACGACTGGCGCAGCCTCCCCGCGATCACCACGGTCGCCCTTCTCACCCCTGTCGCCCTTCAGGCCGGGGATACCCTTGTCACCGGTCTTGCCCTTCGACACGAGCAGCTGCCAGCCGGCGCCGGGGCACTCACCGGGATCGTCGACCTTGGCAATGAAGCTGCCACCGTTCAGCGCAACGATGTCGAGCGCACGATACTGCGACGTCGCTGCGAACGTGCCACGCACGCGCGGCGTGACACCATCACGGCCGGAGACAGCAAGACAGATCCAGTCGTCCGAGTTCGGATCGTTGCCGGTGTCCTTGGTGGCCTGGAAGGTGCCACCATCGAAAGCAACGACGTCGCCCAGGTAGTGCACACCGGGCGTCCAGAGTTTCACCGCCGGCAGGAAGCCGGGATCGCCCTGCTCACCACGGTCGCCCTTTGCGCCGGCCGGACCTACGGGACCTGCAGGACCATCCGCGCCGTCATCACCCGGCTCACCTGGATCGCCCTGCGGACCGCGCGCACCGGGTTCACCATCGAGACCCTTCTCACCACGCTCACCGCGCTCGCCCTTCGGACCGCGCTCGCCGATGACGCCGGGGATGCCACGCTCACCGGCCGCACCATCGAGACCACGTTCGCCGCGCTCGCCGCGCTGCCCCGGCAGTCCACGTTCACCGCGCGGACCGATCGCGCCGACTGGGCCAGCCGCACCTTCGGGACCGACGGGCCCAGGCTCGCCTTGCTCACCGCGCTCGCCGGCTTCGCCACGCGGACCGATCGCACCTTGCGCGCCATCGAGACCATCCTCGCCCTGCGGACCGGCTCCACCGCGCGGACCCATCGGACCAGCTGCGCCATCGAGACCCTTCTCGCCGCGCACACCCGGCAGCCCCTGCTCACCGCGCGCACCCGGAAGCCCGCGCTCGCCGCGCGGACCTTGCGGCCCGGCAGCGCCGTCGAGACCCTTCAGACCAGCAGCTCCGGGTTCTCCTCGCGGACCAGCCGGACCAACTTCGCCAGCCGGACCAACCGGACCAACTGGGCCGGGCTCACCCACCTCGCCTTGCGGACCTTGTGCCCCTGGCGTTCCTTGCGCACCGATCGAACCGGGGGGACCCGCAGGACCCTGCGGGCCGACGGCCCCCGGCTCGCCGGTCGGGCCCTGCAAGCCACCTTCACCTTGTGGACCAGTTGCGCCTTGCTCGCCTTGCAGGCCCCTTTCGCCTTGCGGTCCCGCCGGACCGGGCGCGCCTTCATCGCCGCGAACACCTTGCGGACCTTCCGCTCCGCGAGCGCCAACGCCGGGAATGCCACGTTCGCCTTGCTCACCTTTCTCGCCTCGCTGTCCTGGCAGACCGCGCTCGCCCCGCTCGCCCTTGGCACCGGGTGCGCCATCAGCACCAGCCGGACCAGAAGGGCCGGCGACACCGGGCTCGCCATCAGCGCCATCACTCAGCGCCGCCAGCCGCTCGCCCATCGTGGTCAGCATCTCGGTGCGTAGCTCCGCCATCTTCGCCCGCATCTCGGAGACGATGGTGCTTGCCTGCGCCTCGATCAGCGCGCGCTCGCGCTGCCACTGCTTCCGTTCGCCAGCCAAGACTTCGGCTAGCGCATCACGGAATGCATCAATGAGGATGTCTTCCTGCTCGCTGGGCGAGGTTAAGGAGGTTTCTGACCTCTCGCTGGACAATGTCATTGCGGTTGCCTTTCTCGGCAGGCGGCGGCTTCGGCGGTGCACCTTCGGCTGGCGCGGCAGGCTTGGCACTCGGCGGCGCGGCCGGCGCAGGACCAGCTGGCTGACCCGTTGCAAAGCTGAGTGGGATCACTTGTTGCTGAACGCGCGGTTCGTCGCCCGCTTTCACGGAGTCGAGACCTTCCTCGTTGCGCGCTTCGTTAGGTGAATAGATTCCACCCTGAACACCGCGCACCAGCGAGTCGATACGATCCTTCAGCGCCGAGCGCAGCAGAGCAGACGTCGAAAACTCGACGTACTCGTCCGGCTGTCCGGCAAGATCAAAGAGCACGCCCATACTCTCTTCCAAATGATTCAGAGCGAAGCCGAGTCCGGTCGCGATCCACGACTGCATGAGCGCTTCGGTCGATGCGTACGGTGTGCCACCGATGCCCAGGATCTGCAGCGGAATGCGGAACACCAGCGCGATACGCTGATCGGTTAGCTTCGCCATATCGGCGATCAGCGCGTCCTTCGGCGGCGTGCCCCACGGCTGAACCTTCAAGCCGGCGGTGAGGATCGGCGTGCCGCCGGCACCCATGCCGCGAACCTGCTCATTCCACCGATCGCGCAACGCCTGAACTTGGTCTTTATCTAGAACAAGATCCGTTGACAGCACCGCCGACGGCCGCGCCTGATTGTTGAAATAGTCGATCTGCTGCTTGAGCATCGAATCGCCAGCGATGATGTCCGACATCGCAGCTTCGAGCGGCGACTGACCAACAAGCGGCCAAGGATAATTGCGACCATCGCAATGCAGCCGCACATGCAAAACGTCGCGCTGCGGCACGATCAGCGGTCCTTGAATACGTTTGTCGATAACCTGATTGCCGGCGAGATGATAGAAAACCTCGCCATTGTAAGCGAGCTGCGGCCTCGACTGCCGCGCATCCATCAGGTGCAATTCACTAATCTCGTAGCGCGAGTTACGCAGCGCCAGGGCATAGGCATTGCCATCGAGAAACAGGAAACGAACCAGATTGAGCAGAAAGTCGGAGATCGATTGATAGTCGTTTGGGTATCGCAGAATACGTGACAGCGCCGACGTGCTGATCCGATCGCGACCACCTTTCTTATTCAGTCGCCAATGGTCTCCAGGACACATAGCGATTGTCTGCGCGTACGCGGAGACGCAAGCTTCGACGATCGCCGAACGGCTGAAGCCACCTTCGGGATTGTATCCTAACTGCCACCAGTTCCAGTACTGTCCGACGTCAGCTGACAACCATCCGCCAGTGACCGGAAGTTGATACGGCCCAGGACGATATGCGCCCTCGGCCGCGCGCGTGAGCACACGGCCGAGAAGCGGAATTTTTCGGATGATGCGAGAGGAGCGCGAAGCCATCTAACGTGACGGTGTCGACTGCCTCGTCTGATAGGAGCCGGGCTTGCCGCCCTGAAGGGCTTTCTGCTCTTCCGGATCGGAACCGTCCTCCTCGTGATGCAAGATGTATTCGCCGAGTGCAAACCGATCGTTCTCCGCTTGCGTCGGCGTCGGTTTGCCCTTGGAAAGCCTGTCGAAGCCGGCCTTGCGGACGCGGTCGGCGTACTCCTGGGTATCCTTCAAGGCAGCCTCGCGAGCCGCCTTCTGTTCAGCTTCACTCATGATGTCGGTTCTCCTGTCTTCGGGGGAGTGGCCGGAGCCGGCGCTGCGGGTGCAGTCGCTGGCTTCGGCGGTGGCGTTGGCGCTTTGCCGCGAGCCGGGGCTCGTGGCTCATCCTTGTCCGGAGATGGTTTCAACACCCCCGGCGAAACCTCAGGCGGCGTTGGGCTGCCGTCATGATCTTTCTCAATGACAGTCTGACCCACCGCCGCGAGGTCGTTCTCCTCTTGCGAGGGCGTCGGCTTGTAGAGAGGGAAGTCTTCAGCCATATTCGTACCTCCTATTGAAACCAACGCCCAGCGTGTTAGGATGTTGCGTCTACCAAGTGACGTTTTGCGTCCACGCCACCACGCCAGTGCGCCTTAGGGCCCAGTTGACTGGAAGTATCAACCTAAGTGCAAGGCTATCGGTCTGAAACAGCGACCGAACTGGTGCAGCAACCGTCGCCGGAGTACCCGAGATAGGTAAGGGCGTGGTATCTTCTTCGTGCAGCGTCGCTTGGTCGCTCACGTCAAACCTTGGCGCATCGCCTCCAACCACCACAAAGTCCGCCGCATCGACCAAGATAACCGTGCCCAAAGGTACGGTACCCGAGTCGATAATCGGATAACCTTGCAGCCGGCCTTGCGACATCTCATCACGGAAGGGGAATACCCCGCTATTCGGCGCCGGAATGAGGCCCGCAGAATTGAGCTGTTGCGGGTTCATCAGCCACGCCGGAGAGCGCAGATGACCTTGCGTGCTGGTAACAAGAGCGCCGGTCAAAGCTTTGATATCGCCGACCAGAGCAGTGAAACCACCACCCGCCGTCGCCGTCGTCGCCGCCACACCATTGAGCAAGCCGGGTGGCCGCACCGCCGTCGCCGCGTTGCTGTCGATCAAAACGCTATCCAGAGAAACCGCAGTATCCTCCGAGATAGCTTGCCGGAGAATGCCTTCGATAGCGGGCACAGAATGCTCGCTGATTTCTCTGGTATAGGTCGTGATGACGCCCATCTTTTTCGGAACAAGCACTTGCGCGGTGAAAGCTCCCTGACGAACCGGGATAGGTTGACCTTCACCAACGAAGCTGCCCGCAATGGTGGGCGTGCGCGAGCGCGTCGGGATCGAGATCTTACCCGCAGTGCCGAACGAAAGCGAGAGCCCCATTCCCGACAAGCGCGGGAAGATGCTCTTAGGCATGAGGGTTTCCATCATCGAGCTGAAGATGGTCTGCACCAGCTCCGCCGCCCAGCCGGTGACCGTGGTCATGGCCGGGTTCACCGCCGAGCGTTGCGAGTACTCGATATACGCCTTGGTGACGTCGTCACCGTAGCGCGGATAGAGCGCGGCCAGACGCTGCCGTGACTCCTCCACCGAGGTGCGGTTGAGGTGCGCGAACGCCTTCACGATGCCGTCGCGGATGATCAGATCGATCGGATCGAACTTCTTCTGCGGCAGTCCAAACGGCCGCGCAGGCGTGGTGCCGTTGCCGCCGCTGTTGGTCGTCCGCACGGTGCCGTTGGTGCGCGCGATGACAGCCGGCACACTGCTGGCGCCGGTATCTTCGCCGCCGTCATCCTGCGATGACGCCGCGAGATGCCTCTCGGCCTCTCGCAGGGCCGCGAGCCCCTTCTCTTCCTGCGCGATCTTGGCGTTCAGCTCGTTGCTGATCTCCAGCTGCGCATCGGTGATGTTGGAGTCATCAACCGTCTTGTAGTGCTCAGTCAGCTTGTCGCGCAGGGCCACGATGCGGCCTTCCGCGTCTTTGATGCGTTGAGCGAGCGACATTGCTCCGCTCCTTCCATTACGAGATGTTTTGGCAGACTCGCCGCTAACGCCGCGACGAACCAGCTGTCGGTTTCTGTTGCCATACTTGGCGAAAACGACATCCAGCGTCGCGTCGGAAATTTTCAGAGACTTAGCAACAGCCAGCGCATTGGGATTTGCTGGCACCGCCACCAGCGAACATTCCACCAGCTCCTGCTTGGTGTAGTGCTCGCCGATGAAGTCGATAGTCGCCTTCTGACCTTTGATCGGTCGCGACTCGATTGGTTTGAAGCCGACCGATACGGCCTTGAGAATGTCGGCGTCGATCAGCTTGCGGATCTCGTCGATACGTGCTGACGTGCCCTTCGGCGCCATCTGCAGATTGCCGCGCAGCGCCCTATCGGCAACGCGCAAGTTGGCCCACTTACCTATGACAAAGTCAGCCCGGTGGTTGAACAAACACACGGGGTTTTTGGAAAAATTTTTGACGTCCCAACCATCGGACGAAATCATGTCGCCCATGCGGTCAATGGTTTCGTCCGAAAGGATAAACTCCAAGCCCGGAGCTATCTCGCCGACATGCGTCTTGTGCTTGATAGTCATGGCCTTTGTCAAAACCTCCTCGTCGTTGCGCATCCAGTCTTCGTCCGTATACGATCCGTGCGCATCCTCCCACTCGTTCTGGCAGACTAGCTCGGCCTCGTCGTCTTCGACATTGTCGCTGGCTAATACCTGATCCAGGCAATCGACCATGTATTCTTGTTGGTCGTCATAATCGGCCGCATCCGGCGTGTCATATTCATCAGCCGCAAACCGAAACACCATTTCCAGGTCGGGATACTTGCCGAACTTCTGGTGCCAGCGCGCGATGATGCGTGCGATCTCTTCCGCCATCTTCGGCTTCTCGCCGCCGTGAGCATCGCGCCAGTAGCTCATGCAAATCGCTACAGCCTGCTCCTGCGTGCGGCTCTCCGGCGCGTCAGCACCGAAGGTTTCACTCATGCAGCGGTGCATAAAATCTGACTGGCTCTCGTCCTTGCGCGGTTTCATCGGCATTGCTGCCTCCACTTATGCTGCTGGTTTGCGCGGCCGGAACGGGATGGTGACGGTGCCGCCAAGCCCGACCTTCGGCATGCTCATCTGCGCAGCGCCGGACGCGAACGCGTCAGCCATGATGTAGAACGGGCCTGTCCACAGCGTGCTGGTGATGCCGCCGGTCACGATGCGCAGCACGTCGCTGTAGTAACCTGCCTTCAGCGGCGACGTGATCGTCGCCGGGACCTGGATGATGCACTCGCCGGCCAGCGCGTCGGTGACGCTGATGTTCACCACGTCGGTATCGATGGCCTTGTTGAACGCGTCATCGACCAACGTCCACAGGATCTGCGCGTTGGTCAGGTCGAACGGATTGTCATCCTCGTCGAGCAACGTGCCCTTGATTTCCCAATCGTCGCCCGCGACCAGAGATGCAGCCGAATGCGTGTTCATTGCTTGCCTATCCAATCAGGCGAAGACGCCTTCCTGCCTTCAGCGGCGATTGCCGCAGGTGAAGCTTTGCCGGTGAAGATCATCCGAGACGTGCGCTTGCCGCCCCAGGCGGCGGCCGGTGTGCGCTCGCCGATCCAGTCCGACGTCGGCGTTTTCTTGCCGGTGAAGTAGAGGGTCTTGATGTTGCCGGACGTGGCGTGGAACGTGTCCGCGCCCTCGACCGCCGCCATGTCACCGACGATGCCGGCAAGTCCGTCGAAGCGCGCGACGTCCGGCGCTTCGGTCGCCGCCATGATGCCGTCGCGGCCGACCAAGCCGATGATCGTGGCATCGTCCGGCAGCTCGCTGACCGACAGATCGCCGACGCTACCCGCCAGCCCGCTGGCGCTCGCGCGGTCCGGCGCCTCCATCGCGACCAGATCACCGACCGCCGCAAAGAACACGAAGCCGGCGGCGGCGGCATGATCGCCGGCCTCGACCGCCACCATCGTGCCGAGCCGACCGAGTATCCCGGCCGCAGCGAAGCTGTCGCCATCTTCGGTCGCGACCAGCGCACCGATCCGACCGACCAGACCATCCGCGTCGCAGCTGTCGCCGGCCTCGACGGCAGCCATGACGGCCCGCCATACGACGATGCCCGCGCCAGCTGCGCTATCGGCCGGCGCCTCGACGACCGCCAGCTTGCCGTAGACGCTGGTCAGTCCGGTGCCGGCGGCAGTGTCCGCAGCTTCCGTCGCATGCAGCGTGCCGGTGCGCCCGACCAGACCGGTGCCGCTGGCGGTGTCGGCGGCCTCCGTGGCCGCCATGACGCCGAACCACGTGATGACGCCGGTCGCATAGAAGCCGTCTTCGGCTTCCGTGGCCGCCATCGTGGCAACCCAGCGAATGGTGCCGGCGGCGGTCGCATCGTCGCCAACTTCCGTCGCCGCCAGATCGCCGATGCGGCCGACGATGCCGGCGCCAGCGAAGTGGTCACCGGCTTCCGTCGCCGCCAAGATGGCGGCCCAAGCAACGGAGCCGGTGCCACTCGCCGCATCGCGGGCTTCGACCACCGCCATGGTCGCGAGCCAGCGGACCAGCCCTGAAACTGCTGCCGTATCGGCAGCTTCGACGGCGGCCATCGTGGCGCGCCACGCAACCGTGCCGGTGGCAGCTGCCTTGTCGCTAGCTTCCGTAGCCGCCAGCGAACCGAACCATTCCACCCGGCCGGTCGCGTGGGCGGTGTCCCGCGCTTCCGTCGCCGCCATGGTCGCGAGCCAGCGGACCAGCCCGGAGCCGGCGGCGGTGTCGCGCGCTTCCGTCGCGACTAGGGTGCCCTTGGCGCCAGCGAGCCCGTCGAACGCCGCGCCGTCGGCGTC